ATTGCCAAAGATTGTCGGACCTGTAGGGGTAGTGTAGTTGGTGACACGTGCATCTGTTTCAGTTGCAAACGGATACTTTGAGATGATCTGTAGAGGATAAGTTCCTGTAGGATCAATATATGTATTAGCACTTGTAGGAGAAGTGCTTGGAATAGTCTGTCCAAACAGCGTGTATCCGTACACTGTGCCAACCATTAGAGGCACAGGTTCCGATACAAAGCTATCTGTATCTAAACGTACACGATCTCCATAAAAATCGACAGCAAGACGTGTGCCGTCTGCAGTTCCTTCTGGAGCTTTTAAAATAGTAATAGGAAATTTTTGCGTCATACAAAAACTATACCATAACACCCATTGCCTGTCCAACTATAATTTTTTATAATGCACCTCTAGGTTCACTCGCGTTTGAAATGCTTTCAAATACATCGTGCACTTCTAAAAAATTGAATTTGCACTACTACACGAAGTGTTTTTTACTGCATTTGCCGTAGCATTTCATGCTATGTTGATTTTTCTTCCTTGCACAAATTTTTGATCTATGTTACTCTACTATTGTGTTTAGAGAAAGTTGGTAGATGGCATACTAGATGAACGCTGGAGTGCGGAGCTTTCCACTGTGATCCCTATGTTCACACTATATTTCATCGCGTTTATGGAACTACGCAAGGCAACGAAGTTGCAACTATATAGTTCCAACGCGTAATGAACGAAGTTCATACAAGATGGACTACTTGCAATGTTGATGAATCTTCACGCGAAGCGTCTACTTTATTTTATACAGATTGTAAATAAACTATATCTCACCTCAAAGCCGACGAAGGAGGCTTGATTTATACAACTGTATAATCGCTCAAAACAACCGCGAACGGAGTTCGCAACGGTGGCGCAGCGTGCAAGCTCGCCGTTAATTTTTTTTGTTCAGCGGGTGCAAAAATCTCCGTTTTTTAACTGATCTTGTACTAGAGAAAAACTGCCGTTTTTCGATATTTTTGCATATTTTTGATGATTTATCGGACATACATCATTTTTTTACTTTAAAGTCTGCGTGCGCACGAAGTGCGCCCACAATGCACTTGCACATGGGTTTTTTATATGTTATGATAAAAGGGTGAGGTGGGAGGGATAGACTGTCACTACAGTGCAAAATAGGACTTGCTATTTTAAGACTTCGTCTTTTTGAGAGCGCACGGAGTGCGCGATAGAAGTGAAGATTGCACACAAAAAAAGAGGGGAGATGAACTCCCCTCTAGTTTCCCCCTTCTATTGAGAGACTACTGCCATAAGACGAGTCAACGCCTCTTTGGTAGCCCCCTCGAATCCGCTGACATCAAAGCCAACTTCTTCGATATCGCGAAGAATTTCCTTCTTAGTAGGACCTTCCTGCTTACGTGCCGACGCCTTCGGCTTGGCTACATAAACGCCTTCGCGAACGAGTTTAGAACGAACAGAACGCACGCTCTTCTCGATAGACGCAGCAATCGCATCAATTTCAACACCGTTCTGGTACTGCTCAACGATTGCAGCTGTCATTTCTGGTGAGTAGTTCACCACTTTTTGAGTATCAGCCATATTACATCTCCTTATGACTATGCTTTGGTGAGACCAGTCGTGAGGCGGTCTCTTCCCTCATCTTCTTTATATATAATAGATGAAATTTATCTTTTAAGCAAGTGAAAAATGAATGTCTGTTGCACTAAATGCTTAATAACATCTTCATCTCGATTTGTTATATAGAGAGTAACATATTGGGCAGCACTGTGCAAGCGATCTTTGACTTTTTAATCCTATCCACGCTACGACGCATAATAACAGGACTTGGTGATGCGTAGCGCGCACATCAATTTTCTACTTGACAACGAGGGGGGACTTGTGGTAAAATACCGGTGCGTTTGAGCACGCACACGAAAATAAATAGTAGATCTACTACTAGGGCCGGTGCATTTCATGACTTTAAATAGGTTGCACATGTACTAGCATTTGCGTTGACTTTCTACTTGACAATCGTCGAACTACTACTGGTGCTGCGCACCAAAGTTAAAGTAAAATATGAAGAACGGCTCGTAGTGTTTGCGGCAACTTTAAGTTTGCTCCTAAAGTGCTTGAAATAATTTAATTTTGTTGGTTGAAGAACACCATCGACATTATTGTTTTCATTGACAAAACGCCGCCCCGGGGTCGTGTAAGTCATTGATTATGAAGGGTTTTTAGCCCCCTTCATAAATTGGCAGTTGTAATGAGCCGCCTACATTTGAATAGTTTCTGCCTGTTCCAATTTGTGCCTGCTGTTCTTTTGTCTCATAAGGACAACCATTCACACCACAAGGCCAAATAGCAGGCTTGCCATTATCCCAGCAGTTAATTCCACAGACCTCACAAGTGCCTGTTTTAGTTCCAAAATTCATTTTAACCATTGACTGAATTAGCCTCCAAGTGATTGTTAGAAGTGACAGCATCACAAGCAATGATGCCAATTTTAGAGACCTCTTGTCTCACTTCTGGATTATCATCCCACATAATCTTTTTGTGATGTTTCCAGCGAGTAAGGAAAAAGTCTTGAAGCATCTCACGCTTCATCTGACCATCTGGACGAGTATCGCCTTCTGGTCTTGAGAGAATATGCGCACATCCTAGAGCGTGTTTAGCGAAAAAACGCCTATCATCTGATGTGAGTGTTCGAGCAGTGCAGAACATCACAGGAACACCTTCACGCTTTAGTCGTCTGAAAATTTGAACAAGAGGAAGCAAAGTATCTTTTTCGATATTATTCCAAGTTGCTAATCTTAGCCATTCGCTAAGAATTAGACGACCCTTCTCATCACGAGGTGTGCGATGTTCAGAGTTGATAAGAGTTCCATCAAGATCAAAAATAAAAACAGTTTTCAAAATATTCTCCTTATTTGTTTTTCTTGATATAGTTATAACATGAAATAATAGTAAAAGTCAACAACGAATTTGCCTCACAGTGCATTTTTCCTAGCAGGTGTTGCAAAAATGTCACAGCGCCCCGGGCGCCCGTAAGTCATTGTATTCGTTGACTTATTCGGTCTTCATCTCGCCAAATTGCTTCATCCCACTCATCATAGTGATCTTGGTCAGAATATTCTTCCTCACCAAATTCCTCTTCCCACTCTTCTGGCAAGATGCCAGTCATGAGAAATTCTCTGTCGTCAGCCGACAGATGAGGAAAGGCATCTTGGATGAGGATGCCACCAGCCTCCCAGCGGTGAAGTTCTTCTGGCGAAACATCAATTTCGCGAGAGTTGGTTGCACCAGAAACAAGTGATTTTTTAGTGATAAGCATAGAGCATCCTCCAAGAAAAGAAAAAGGGAAAAAGAGAGAGGCTTGCGCCTCTCTCGCACGATTAGTGCTTGACGACACCCATCAACGCAACAATCGCTTCTTTAGTAGCACCCATCATGCCATTGATGGGAAAATCAGAAGGCAGAGCATCTTCAAGATTGCGAAGCAATTCCTTCTTAGTAGGCTCATCGCTCTTGCGAGCAGTTGCCTTTGGCTGTGCGACATAAACGCCTTCACGAACCAGTTTTGACCGAATAGACCGAACAGATTTGCCGATAGCATCAGCAATCTCATCAATCGAAACGCCCTCTTGATAGAGGTCGATTGCCTTAGCGGTCATTTCAGGGGTGTAGTTTACATTTTTCTCAGACATATTTTTCATCCTTTCTGTCTAGAGGTTTTCATTTTATAAATAGAATATATCACAAAAATATCCAAAAGTCAAGTCAGTAATTTGACATATTCAATCTTTTTGAGTCAATCTTTTGACGCTTGCGATTGTAGCGACGCTTGGACGCAACAATCTGTGGGCGAATGTGCTTCACCTCTCGAGCGACTGGATTTCTTTTGGTAATCTGTGTTTTCTTCATCATGAGTTTAATATATCACAAAAATAGAATCTTTCTCGTCTCAATGCGACTAGTTGTGTTCAATACGCGACAAAATGCAAATAAAATATTCAATGATTTCAATGGGTTAGCGGCGCCGGCCCGGGGGCCTGTAAGTGGTTGATATCGCTAGAGATTCAGCAATATTTTATGCTCGATTGACTCAACCACACATTTCAAGGCTTGATTGCGACCATTAAAACGATTATCCATATCAATGATATTCCAGCCGCCAAGTTCAAACATCTTTTCTTTTTTGATGGTAAGTTGGTCAAATGCTGATACAGCCTTTTCATCATTAGGGCTAAATTTCCAATAACGCAAAGGGTCATTGGCTCTGCGCTCTAATAAGTTGCGCTGTTTTGTTTCATTAACCGATAGCCAAAGTTTGATGAACATGATAGGTTGATCTTGTTCCCATTTAATAACTTTTCGCATAAAATTCAAATATTGTTTATATGAACACCAACCCATAACAGGCTGAAGCAAAGCACGCGAATAGTATGAACGATCATAAAAAACAATCTCGCCTTGTTTTGGCATGAGTTTAGACCATTCAGCAAGCCAAGATTTCATCATGCGTTTTGTTGGCATGAATGATGGCATAATGCGATGAGCATATGGCGGCAAGTATCTGGTCATTTCTCGAATTGTGCCAGATTTGCCAGCACCATCACGCCCCTCTAATAATACAGCAACGCGATAGCCTTTTTTATGGACAAGTTCAGCAAGTTCATTTAAGCGAATTAAGGTTTGTAAATTTTTTTCCATTGTCATCATCCTAACAAGAAAGAGAGAGGACAAGCCGTTAGGCTTGCCCATTTTATTTTATTGCTCGTAGTGAGCCAAGATAGTCAACAGACAGGCTTTAGTTGCACCCATCAGACCATCAGTATCAAAAGGAACGACTTTTTCAAGTTCGATCATGATTTCCTTTTTGGTTGGTTCATCAGACTTTTTAGCAGTCTGTTTTGGTTGTGCCACATAGACACCTTCACGAACCAATTTTGAGCGAACAGAACGAACAGATTTGTCAATCGCTTCTGCGATCTGTTCAACACTGATACCCTCTTGATAGAGGTCAACAGCCTTTTGAGTGAGTTCTGGTGAGTAGTTAACATTTTTTGCAGTCATTTTTAACATCCTTATGACTAAGAGAGGTTTCCATTTTCAGGACTAGTCACATGACCTTTCTTAACGCTCTCTGATTTAATATAATATAGTTATAACTGATTTTTTCAGAAAAGTAAAGCAAAAAATGCAGTCAGAGTGCATTTTTTTCGTAAAAAGCCAAAAGTGTTGTATTTATGCAACACATTTTATCAATTAAATCAAAGACTTAGCCCGCGCCCCCGGGGCCCCATAACTGGTTGATTTCACTTAAAAATCAGCCAGTATAGAGCACCGCCCCAAATTATTGTATCAGTTGCAACCGAATAGCCAAGATAAAGGCCGACGGCTAACCGCTTAAATGTATTCTGGCGCATCGTCGTAGACCTCCCCAAAATCTTCCCATTCTTGCGCCCAATCTGGCTGACCATCGTCTTGCCATTGTTCGCGCTGATCAATTTCATCCAGCACGCGATTGAGCAGTTGCGCTTGACGCTCTGAGGGTTGAGCGTTTTCTAGCAAGACGACCGCCTCATGCAGTTCGTCATCGGTGAGATTTTCGATTTCGTCAAAGCGTAGATTTTCGATTTTGATCATTTTTTAATGCCTCCAGTTGTTTCTTGACAATTTGCTCTAGTAATTCGCCGTTTCTAAAAAAAGCCTCATTCCTTAGTTGAAAATTTTTTTTGCGGCTTCTTACGATTAAAAGGGGTTGTGCGATAGACTTTTTCGCCATATTTGTATTCTGCATAGTTGTCACTCCCAAAATGTTGCTGACAGAAAGTTTTGATGTAGTTCAGAATTTTGCGAAAATTCCAGTTAAGATTTTTGCATATCTGAACAGCCTTCCCTTGATAGCCTCTAATCTGGTTGAGCGATACAGCGAAAATTTCAGTCCATCCAGATTTGATGCCGACAGCAATCGCATCTGTTTGAGCCTTGAAATAGTCAAGCCCTTTGCGTGCCATCATAATTTGTGACAGTTGTTCGACCAAATAAGTTTTGCGGTCATCATCCATCACAAGACAGTTATGAAAGCCGACAGTCCAACCTTCACGCCCATAAGAACGCAAAAATTCCTTAAAGCGACCCTCTGGAAAACCATCAGCATCTAAGCGGTGGTTGCCAGTCCAACCAGTCTTGAACAGCGTTGATTTGTTGTCTGATATTGAAATGATATAGTTAGCCATTTTTCATCCTTGTTTCTGTGACTCTTTATATATAGGTATTTATACACCCATTTTCAAGGTTTTGCAAGAAAAAAATGCGCCTCAAACGCATTTTTTTCGTATTTTATGAAAAGTGTGGCATATTTGCAACAGTGTAAGTGCTTGAAAACAAAGGAAAAATCGGGCTGCCCCCGGGAACGGCTAAGACTTTGATTTCGTTGGGAAAAACGCATGTTAGAACGCAAGGCTTGGTTTGTTCACGTTTTGTTCCAGCCGGCGCTAGGTGGGGGCTATGCCCCCTCTGTTTAATATTCTGCGCCTGGTTCTGGAAGCTGGCTAAAATAGGCATCCCCATTCTTGTCGCAGACCTCATCTTCATAAGGTGCGGCAATGCGACGATATAATTCTAGCTTGCAACATTCAAGCGCGCCTATCATCTCATTGACATGAGCATAGCGAATGCCTCGCTCATTCAACATATTATCAATGAATGTTGTCACCAACCAGTTGAGATCACCAGCGCATGACGGCTGCCAGCCCGCCCCTTGTGTTAGCAATTCGTTATCAATTTCATCACGGCGATTTGATGTAATATAAGGCATTATGCAGCCTCCTTTTCAATATCAGCAATCATTTGCTTTTTAGTTTCTTCGATACGCAAAGCCATCTTTGCGCCTTCAACCAAATCAGAAGTTGGCAACCAATGGAATTTTGGATAGTGAGTAAAGGCAACATCTGAAATCTTGTTTGGTTGAATTGTTTTGCAAGTGCCAACGGCATAGACAGATTTGCCAAAGCCATAAGCCATTCCAAGTTCGACCAACGCTCCGCGTTGTTCCTCATTCATATCTTCGCAATAGAGCAGAACAAAATCGCTGTCTCTAACATCTTCAAAGCAAAGAGTCCAAAGCTGATCCTTGTGATTCTGGACGATATCACAATCATCAGTCAGATCAATCCAACGAGCCTTAACAGGAAAGCCAAGATTATCTCTTAGGTTTTGGAATTTTGTTTGATGCCAGACCTTACCAGCGGTGTAAAAAGTTGTAGTCATATTTTTAGTTCCTTATATTGTTTCTATATATTATATATAATCATTCCAAGGCTAAAAATCAAGGGGTAAATGTAATTATTTTGCATTTTTTTCTGATTTTCGTAAAAGTGTGACATTTATGCAACAGATTTTGTCAATAAAAACAATAAGTTACGGCTCGCGCCCCGGGGTCCTGCAACCCTTTGATTTTATTTGTTTTTTCGGTTCTTGCGACGATTCTTGCGCTTCTGTGAACCAATCTTACGACGACCTTTGCCGATAGGATTTCTTCCAGTTTTGCTAGGCATCAAACACCTCCCTTTCTAATGTTAGTTCAAAAGTATCCATACCCTCATCTTCAGGTTCAAAGATAATAACATCTTGAATATCATTTCGAGTTTTGAGTTTTCGCTCTATAACTCGCGCACCAAAATCAAACATACGATTTTGCCAATCTTTTTTCACAGCATGAGCCGTAAGTTCATCTGCACAAAATTCGACAATTTCACCATGCTCATCTAAAACAATCCAAATTGTGTTCATATTATTTCTCCTCTTCCACAATTATTTCAACAATTTCTGCTTCACCATATTCAACACATTCATCACAAGCCGTTGGCTCATCATAGGTTTCGGTCAGCAGTTCACACTGTTCACAACCTTCAACAGGTTTTGCTACATATATTTTTTTCATTCTTTTTCTCCTTATCTAATATAGTTATAGCATAAACCAAAAGCAAAAGTCAACAACAAAATTCATTTAATCGCATTTTATTGAGTAAGTGTTGCAAATATATCACACCCGAAAAAACTCAATGAAATCAAAGACTTACGGACTTGCCCCGGGCAACCTCTAAACGATTGATTACGCACGATTTTTAGATAGAAATAGTAGAAGCACCACCGGCGCGGCCAGCGGCTGGCTATGCACCTATGGTCAAGCCATAGATCGCAATGCCAAGCAAAATGATATTGGTTATCAAAATCCAATTATCTTTTCGCTGGTATCCATGCGCCATCCAAGCACAAGCCGCACCGCATCCCATAAGCAAAGCCCAATGAGGCGCGCCATTAGCCAATGCGCTCATTTGCCAGATAACCAAAATAGTTCCAAGCATCCCAAACATTAGCGAAACCCTCTAATGGTTAAATGCGAAAACATTATTGCGGAAATAATACCCATCAGCATCATAGCCACACCGACAATCAAATTATGCGTTTCTGGCAATTCGGCAATAGCCGCACCGAATACAATTAAAGACCATCCAGACATAGCGCAAAGCGCAAAGAAAACACGAATTAAAATCATTATACAATCCTTTCATTGATTTTGTTAGGATGGATAACTGTAATTCCAATTTTTCTTAAAATTGATCTTACAGAAGAAGCATCATCAAACATGATCTTATTTTTATGTTTGAATTGCTTAAGCGAAAGAAACGAATTAAGTTGTTTCTTTTTCAATTCACCATCTGGCTCATTGTTGCCAAGTGGTCTTGAGATAATTTTATCAACATTGATTCCATTATCCATTAAAAACTCAAAATCAGCATCGCTCATATTGCGAGCAGTGCAAATAATGGTATAGGCTTTTTTGCCAATGCGATTGACAAGATGACCAAGAGGTAAAACAGTATCCTGAAAGATTTTTTCAGGCGTTGCCGCTTCTTTCCAAGCGGCAAGATTAAGAGTTCCATCGGCAAGAGTTGCTTGACGATGAGTGCTATCAATGGTAGTTCCATCTAAGTCGAAGATTACGATATTGTGAAAAGTCATTTTGTATTCCTTTTGTTTAATTTATCTTATATATTATATATAGTGTTTCTTAGCCTAAAAGTCAAGAGGTCGAATGAAAAAAGTTTTGTTTGTTTTCAATGACTTATCATTTTTATTTCTCAATGAATTCAATGGGTTAGCCGCCCCCGGGGCAAGGGCTTATGCCCTCGCCTTGCGGTTTTCTTTCATCCGCTTGCGCTTGATTGAGATGCGGAAGACCTCGCGGTTTTCATTCACCATGTTGAGGTATTCGCCAAGTGATTGCGCCATGCTTGGGGCTTGACGGATTGGCAGTTTAACCTCGACGGCTTGTTTCACATTGTTGCAAACCGAGCAAAGTGTTTGCAGGTTAGCCAATTCGTTTTTGCCGCCGCGAGTGACTGGCACAATATGATCGCCTTGCAGTGAAGCGCCAGCGGTATCGTGATGACCACAAGCGCGGCAAGTCCAGTTGTCGCGTGTAAAGCAAGCCTCGCGAAGTGCCCAAGTAAGTTTGATCCGTTTCATGTCATGTCCTCCGTTGTTCATAGGTATAATATAGTATCAATCAATCGTAATGTAAACCCCAAAAAGAAAAAAAAATAAAAAAAATGCGTCAACAATTTGACGCCTATAGGGGGCGGTTATGAGGACTTGTCAATTTATTGACGTGCTGGGCCCTTCTTCAGAGCCTTTCACAGGGTAATTTTTAGAAAAACCTAAGAAAGTCGTCTGTGTTATTAACACCAATGTGTCATTTATAATAAATTTTTTACTATATATAATAAGGTGTAGAAAAATTTTACAGCAAGGTCTAGTTGGGTTATATTTTTTTATAGACTTGTTTCTGCATTTGAGGTTGATGAAAACCTGCATTTTATTTTGATGGAAAAATTTTAATTGACGAGGGTGCAAAATTATGTTCTAATTATTCATATAAGGAGATTTAGGATGACTTGGTATGTAGTAGCTTTTGTATTTCACCTTTCAGGTGATGTTAATATCAAAGTTTTAAGAGATCCCCACTTTGAAGCGCGCTTACCTTGTGTAAACTATATTGAGAATACTCCTACACTAGGATTAGAATTGGTTATTAAGGATGTGACACGACTTAAGCTGTTGTGTGTAGATGAGAAAACTTTAGGTATAAATTCTTTATAATATTAGCTCATAGGGGGAAAAATGAAACTGTCGGTTGATAATATTGGCGGAGAAATCGCTAAAGAA